ATTGAAGGTATCTGTGGGTTTTTCATCTCCATCCGCACCTTAAAGTAATTGTCCTTGATTCCTAAGCAAACCCTCCAATTCCTGAATTCGTTTTGCTTTAACCTGAAGCACAAGGCTATGTTTCTTAACAGGATATATATACTAAATAGTTTAGCCATTAATATAAACTCCACTCTGTCCAAGTATAAATAGAGGGAGCGCCTTCGCTTGTCGTGACCTTGTAATAGTAGCTAGGTTTCACTATAAATGTGGAAGACATTGCAATATAATCAGCATTAGCGGTATTGCAAAGCTGGTCAATTATTATATTTGGGGGACTAGCAGCGCCGACATAAACATAAACACCCTCAGCTGGGTCTAAAAATACAGTAACCAAAACTACCCTAAGCCTGGTGATATTTTGATAAATAGTATCCAATGCTCTACTGGGTTGGTCTTGGTCAACAAGATCAAGCCTATCAGTCTGGACTTTGAGATAATCAAGGCTACCATCAGCTCCCAGGTAATTATTCCATTGAGCTGCAGTTATCAGTTGGCCAGTGTAAACATTTTCCCCAGCATACCAACCCATTTATATCGCCTCCAGTAGCTCAGTCTTATGCGCCTCATTCTCGGCTTTCAGGTCGTCAACAGTCTCATCCCTACCTAATCTTCTTCTGTCAGATAGATTATTCCAGTTGCGAAAAGGCGTCGGTCTCGACTCTAGAATTGCCTCGATTTCCATTCGCTCATCAGGGAACTTGACAATCCCAAATTGATGCTTATGGGAAGCATTGAAACAGGACTGGCACATGAAGACTTTTTCTTCCCAAGCATACTCCGCCCCTCCACACTCGCAACTGATACCCCACCGACCGTAATTGACATGCGCCTTCAAGACATAAGTTATGTCTATACGGGGAATTTGTTTTATCCCCGCCCGGGACATCCGGGGAAATATCTCCATGAGTTTGTAGGCTTCCCAGCTTGTTTTGAAGTAAGTGTTTCCTGTGATTATCATATTCACCTCAATATGCCACGTAAGTAGTCTCGCCAATCTCGGAAAATCCTGTCTCTCCTATCGCCCAATATTGCTGAACATCAGCATCCGATAAATCCCACTTTGTCTCCCAGCCACGGGATGGGCGATAACCGTGAGTTATGCCCTCAATATAGTATTCCTTATCAAGGGAGGCTTGGTTCAGCCTGATGGTTATTCTTGTGGAGATGTCATAGCCAAAGACTTTAGGATAAAGGTTGGCAGCGTCAACAGCCGGTCTCAGTGTAATGTTTTTCACCCTTAGCGTCGGGTCCTTATATCTTTTTAATAGATACTGTGCCTGGCTAAGTGCCTCAGAGTCAGTGGTCATCAAAAGCCCTGTTCGAGATAGGCTGCGCTTCCCGTAATCACCCTGGCTAGTGGCATCGGTAGCTACCTGCTCATACCCCCCTTCTCTACTTATCCGAATATCATTTAAGACATGAGTGCTACCGAAAGACATCGGCAACCTATAATAGCCCATCTCGCCGGCATCATCGCCAAAAATAGCCTGGCTTACAGTGTGTGGCGACTTCAGCCTGTGATGCCTATCTTCGAACTGAACATCGCCATCCCCAGCCACATAAACAATTCCCGCCTCAGACTGTTGGACAATCAAACTATGTTCCTGGGCGTTCACGTTTGCCAATTCCCCACTTGCCTCCATATCGCTCTGTCCGGTATCCAGGTCACGTGCTCCTGCTGGCCAAGCTAAATTATCCAGAACATGTCCTACGCGCGTGCCGCTCTTTTCCAGGGAATAACCCGTGTAGTCATTTAATAACAACCGGGATAACGCTCCAATAAGGTCAACACATCTGACATTCATCACCGCTCCCTTTATCGGTTTCAATAAAAAGTCAGGCTCCCAGTCCTCGATAAAGCCAGTATATAAATCATAGGTGACAGCATTGTAAGTCACTCGAATATTAATTCTCTTTAGAGGCTTAACGTTGGGATAATAACTTCCCCCAGCATTGTCAGGCCAATAATTACCCGAAGTATTTAGCAAAACAACTGTTGCTGTCCCCGCCTCCATGCGGTTAATCTCATGCTGTCTGCCCCTCTTGGTATTAATCGAGATGACATCAGCCGACACATCTACCCAGGTCGGCACAGCATCAAACGGGGCACTTGTAAAAGCTATCCTCACAATCGGTGTCGTCATGCTATCCCCGTTGAGTAATTTCTATTTTTTATTAGAAAGAGTTGTTCTCTAACTGTTTCGGCTAGGTCACGCTCGGCTATGACTGAGCCTTGAACGATAATATCGCCAGTCCAGGTCACGCCGCCTCTCATGCGAGATAATGGTACTATCGCCTCGGGACCAGCCTCTCCTATCAATCCAAAAGTAGGTCGTGTCACTATACCACCATACTGCATGGTGGGCACAGTAGCTCCGCCTATCAATTTTTTCATTCCAACGATAGTGCCAGCTGCGATGGCCATGCCGGCAGCCAACATAGCCCAGCCTGTAGGGCCACTTAAGGCACGTAGAACAACCAGGGCAGCATTAATTGATATAACAGCCTTTGAAATTTGGGATAGAGCAATTAATAATCCCCCAGCCCCTATCAAAGCTACGCCAACCGCGGCTATTGTCTTGACAAGAGTCGGATTCGCTTCCGCCCATATTTGTACGTTCTTGATTATCAGAGTCAATTTATCTAACCATTTGGTAACGACTGGCAACAATGCTGTCCCAATAGCTTCCTTCAGGTCTCCTATCTGGGCACCTAAAACCTTCATTGGGTCCCGGGTGGCCTCTGCTGTGCCACCAACCTTGCTCTGCATTTCGGCTAGAGCTTCAGCCGCTGTTGCCCCTTCTTTAAGCTCTATACCATAGCGCTTTAATATGGTAGTGTTGCCCACTGCTACTCGACCTACTACCTCGGCTGCCGTACCCAAATCCATTTCTTTGGCAGCAGCCAAATCAAGGGCAAGAGGCATTAAATCTAGAGACCTTTGATAGTCGCCCGTAATCATCACCAACTCACCCAGAGCGATTCTCTGCTTGTCGTCAGCTATCCCAGTTTTGTATTGCGTAGCAGATATTACGTCCTCAAGACTTCCCTTGACATGATCATATGATACCCCGACATTCTTGAGTTGGGCTTCCAATCGGGAGATGCCTATCCGTTCCGCATTGGCCGCCTTGACTGCCATCCCCATGCCAGCAACAATCGCCCCGCCAGCAGCCATCATGCCAATACCCATGTTACGCATCTGCTTAGAGGTGAGGCCAACATTCTTCTGCAGCTTGTCCAATTCCTTGCTGGCCTCATCCTTCATCTTGACCAAAAGCGATATTTCCGGGTTAGCCATTCTTCTCCTTCATCATGTCCAAAGTTATCTTATTATCGGTAGCTAGAAACATGGCGATTTCCTCAATTATATGAGTTGGCGTCCTCTGGTATTCCTTGTACGTCCAATGCATCGCCCTCATTACTTGATATCTCTGCCATCTTCTGACATCCCCTGGAGTTATCTCCGTGCCGTAAAGGGCATTCTCGTAAAGCCCCAGATGGATGCCATCTATGCGTTTTTTAGGACAAACTCCCCAGCTTCTTCATTGAGGCGGTTTATCTCCTCAAGCAACTTAATGCGGTATCTCACTTTGAGTCGCGATAGGTTCTCCCGATTTATTGGCTCAGAAAAACTCCACGCCAAGACGCTTCTCTCAAGTAGCGCCAACTTCCCTAAATTGATAACGATGGTTGACTTCCCGCTTCCCGCCTCGGCGCGTGCCATTTGATTGAGGATATAATCGGAGTCTTCCTGAGTCAGCTCCTGCTTGACGTCAATCCAATTAGAGTCAGGAAAGTCAATCCTTACCTTTTCGGCATCTAGAAAGAACTCACCCATAATTTCCTCCTTTATACCCAGGTGCCGATTGTCAAGTCATTGTCAAGGCTCATATCGACTGTGAATGTCAAGATGTCAGTCACCTTCGCTGACAGAGAGACCTTCTTTATGCGGCACTCCCCCAAAATCTTGGCAAATCCTGATGTGTTTCCTGCTGGGCCAAACTCGAATGACCTTGTGTTTGTGTCGGACATGAAGTTCTTAACCAAATCATAAGCCGAGTTAGCCGTGTCATCAAACACACACTCAATAGAGAAGTCCGCCTTCTGGAGTCCAGGATAATATTTGTATCCCGCAGACCCCCCGACTGTGACGTCCCCCATCTCGACCTCGCCTGGTAAGCCGTCAACGCTTTTGACGTAAGCTGAAATATCCGTCAGCGTCCCTGCTTGGTTGTCGAGTTTGAATACCAGTGCTTTCCCATGTGCCTTACCTGAAGTTGCCATGTTTCACCTCCTATCCTCTTTTGTAGGCCACCGCGAAGGTGGCCGAATATGGGAGCGTTCCCGCCCAGGCTACCCGAACATATCTCTCCACCGTTCCCGATGCTGTCTTCCTTTCGGTCGTAATTCCATTCGCTGTCGTGAAGGTAATCAGGTCTGTCGGAGTAGCGAAACCAGAGTTATCATCCATTTGAATCTTGACGACTAAGGCATCGCCAGCGCCACAGGCAAATACCTGCAAATATGCAATTATGCCCGCTGTTGTCGGGGCGCCATCATCAATTCCCGCATGACTGCCATCGCTTGTCTTAGTAGCCTTCGGGAATATAAGCTTGCACTCATCCCAGGGCAAATCCTCAGCTACAAGCTCAGCGGCAAGACGGTTTATGTCCGTTACGACTACCTTCCAGCCGTATTTTCCTAATCTAACCGCATTGCAGGCCATCGCTCTGTTACCCAGAGTCGTCCCGAAGGGGACGATAACCTGGTATCCCGATGTAGCTTCCCAGAGGGCATTAAGTTGTGCTTGGTAGTTATCATCGAATAACCCATCTATACTCAGAGCATCCTTTGCTAGTCCCGGCATTTGCTTGTATCCGCTCACTCCCTGATAGGCATAGGGAATCATCTCCCTCTCCTGGACGGGAATCACCGAAGCTATTAAAGAGCTTATATCATATCCGTTAATATAAAATCTAGCATTCTTACCATGATAAACTCCCATTTCTCACCTCCTTAGAATGACTCATATGAATACAATACGACTGGCACGCCGACCGCCTGAATCCAAGGCGAGGCGCCAGTAAATACCTCTGATAATCTCACAGCACCGTTCATGTAGAAGGCATATTCCATGCTCACGCTCCCCGCCTCGCATAACTCAACGAGCGCTCTCGCATAACGGCATAACTTCTTGAACCTTTTTGCCTCGTCATCATCGCCAACGAAGACTACAATCGTTATCCGGTTAGCACATCTAAAGTTAAGAGAGCTTTCCTCAAGTGCCTCCCACTCTTCACCGACTATGGCGCAGCAGGGATATTCTGGGAGTGCTTTCGGGAATTGTCCAACGTACCAAGCCACAATATCATCTAGCACAAAATCGCCATATTCCGTATCAAGCATTTTCAGCTTCGCTACCATGTTCGCCTCTAGGTATGTACTGAGGGTGTCAACAGCTGTCTCTAGCAGCGCAAGTGTCATGCTAAACCTGCCTTCCTTGTTTCCGTAACAAGATATTTCTGAATCACCTTCACCCACTCCCTCTTATCATGCTCGGTCATCTCAATGGGTTTCCTGGCCGGCATCTTCTTTGTCCCCGTCTGATGAAATAAACCGTACTTCAGATTCGTCCCTAACTTCAAAAGAAGCGGCTCAATCTCCTGAATGGTCTCCCCCGTTTTGTTTGTGAGAGCAGACATCAATTTTCCTGTCAACTGGAGGATCGGCTTACCAGGAAAGTTCTTTGCCTTCCACTCGGCATAGTCAGCGCTAAGCGGTGCCCACCCACCAGAGCCATATCCACCTTCACTTTCGAACTGCTTCTTCTCCATTTCATAAAATAGTTTTATGATATCCCGAAAAGCAGGGCGGTAATCCTTCACGCTATTCCCAAACCTCGACAGGGATCGGGCTAATTGTACATCCCCTTCTACCTCAAAGTAAATTCCCGTTGGCAATTTTCTGCTCCTTAAATTCCTCAATAATCACGGTCTTCTGATCGTACCCTAAAGGCTGGGTCAGGAAAATCTGAAGGCGTATTCATTTCCGTATAGAAACTTCCGACATTTATAACATCAGCCCCGACTCCCAGGCCAGCCGGTGTCTTGCTTTCCATGAGCATCTTCATATAGTCGTCATAGATTTTCTTCAAAAGCTGCCAGTGAGCTGTCTCCCCGGGGGAGGTCGTCTCTGGGAACATACCTGATTCGGCAAGGTAAGCCGCTCCATAGGCATTCACGTATTTCAGGAAGTTGACTAAATTAGCAGGAGTCGTGACTGGGACAGTATAACCCTGCGCCTCCAAGACAGCGTCAATTTCAACTGCTACTTGAGTTATCAAGGCCTTAACCTGAGTGGAGGTCGGGGTCGTTGATGTCCCGTAAATCCGCTTTGGATTCAGAGCTTCCACATCTGTCAGGGTACAATACATTATCCACTCTCCTTCATGATTATTTCAAACGTCTTAGTGCTCTCCTTAACGTCTACTTTAGTCAATTCTAATTCAGCCTCATATCTTCCCAGGTCGTCGAAATCTCCACTCGCCACAAGGTATTTGCAAATTCCCGAGGCGGCGGTGACTATATCGCATGCGCCGCTCATAATTAATATATCCGGTGAGCCCGCCCTCCAGACCTTCAGCGTTATTGTATAACCTGTCAAATCATAGGCTGTGCCATCACTTTTCTGAACTATGAAATTGAGGTAATAGCCGTAATCTCCCTTCGGAACATTCACTATCCCATCCTCACAATCAGGTCTCTATCGTATAGTCTGACAGTCTGGTCCCTAGAATATAGAGTTATAGTAATAGGGATAACCCTAACCTTACACCCAAGTAATTTTCCTATAAAGTCAACGATACCAGTCAAAACCTTGATAATCTTCCTACTTAATGTTCCTGATGCTGCGAGTATTCCAGATAAAGCTATACTGACTTTAATTCCAATAGCCCCTGTGGATGTTAAGGTCCCCGCTAAGGATACAAAAGCCTTTTTGACTGAGATAACAGTTCCAGTAGAGGTTAATGCTCCAATTAGGGATTTGAAGAAAGTTAAACCTCCAGCCACAGCACCTGAGCTTGTCAGCGTTCCTGCTAGATTGGTAAATATCTTCCTCCCTACAGTTCCAGTAGAGGTTAATACTCCTGATAGGGATTTAAAGAAGGCAAAAACTCCAGCCACAGCACCTGAGCTGGTGAGTGTGCCTGCTAAACTTTTAAATATCTTCCGCCCTATAGCGCCAGTTGATGCTAGTGAGCCGATAAGAGTAGTGTAAATATTTCTACCAAGCTCTCCAGAGGATGATAATGCTCCTGATAAAGACCTGAAGAATATCAGGGCAC